GGCCTGTTGGTCAAGCGGTCAAGACGACGCCCTCTCACGGCGTAAACCCGGGTTCGATTCCCGGTCAGGTCATCTTGATGAGGCTGCTGCATTTGCAGCGGTCTTATTTTTTTAAATAAATGTGCCATTGTAGCGCAGTTGGTAGCGCAACGCATTCGTAATGCGTGGGTCGCCGGTTCGAGTCCGGCCAGTGGCTTTGCCTGAAACCCTTGTATTTACAAGGGTTTTTCTTATTTCTTGAATTTGAAATAGTTTACATAATATTGTTGAAAATCTCAAATGACTACCATTTGACTACCAAATGACTACCATTTGACTACCAAATGACTACCAGACCTTTTTTTATCTTGTCAAAAAAAGGCTTGTTGGTACCAGTTTTTCTTCAATAATTTTAGCAGCTTGATTGCCCTTGGATTTAAAAAAGTAGGAGTAAATATTGAGGGTGGTAGTTGGATTAGCATGTCCAAGAATACCGGCCACTGTACGCGCATCCACATTTTCAGATATAAGCAATGCAGCTACAGAATGCCGTAATCCATGCGGTGATACATTTGGAAGCTGTTCTGCAGGTGTTTTAGCAATGTACTGGTTATAAAGACGAATAATACGATTGTATTCTCCGGCAGGACTGCATATGTGCATCTGGCTGCCGTTACTTTGAGTAAAAATAAAATTCTTATCGTAATCTGCACCTCGATAGCCTTTCCAGTCAGGACCCATTTTCAAGCATTCCTGGATCTGCTCAGTTTTCCATTTTTTTGCAGCATCCAGAACAAAAGGCGGGAGAGTATTGCAGCGTTCGCTATGTGTTTTTGTAGATTTAAGCTCCATTTTTCCGTCCACATAGTCAGTAGACTGGTTGATATATAATTCCCCTGTTTCAAAATTCAACTTTTCCCAGGTCAAAGATATATTTTCACCACGGCGATCACCAACGAACATGGCAATGTAAAAATATACTTTCCATTTATTCTTTACAGTAAATGTTTGGGTGTAAGGCTTTATTTTTACAGATTGCCCCCTTCGGATAACTTCATGTTCTTGATGAACAACCTCTATAGGATGATTTAAAGCGTCAATAAAGCGGATTAGCTGCTCGACGGTAAAATACTGTGGTTTAGTATCTGCGATCGATTTACGGCGCTTTGAAACCTTTCCAGAGTATATCAGCTTATTCAGTTCCAGGTATCCTTCAGATACGGCATATGAAAGCATGGCGCTGATAACCAGGCAGTCTTTGGTCACGGAAGCAGGAGAGAGTGGTTTCTTTGTAGAGGGGCTTACATAGGTATCATTTACCATTTTTTTGTAATCGTTAATATCTTTCTGGCGGATGCTATTGATCGCAATGTGTCCCATGGCTGGGAGTATCCGCATTTCAAGTCTTTTTTTGTAATCATGATATGTTGTTCGGGCCAATAGTGGTGGGACCATATCTTTCAAGTATATTTCAGATAAGTCCCGCAAAGTCATTCGCTCAGCTTTAATATTTGCACCGGATTTTACACGTTTTTCAAAATCAGCTACGAATTGATTAAGAGCCTGTTTTTCTTCACGCTTCCCTGTTCCTGGATCCGGTGTAAAAGTCGCTGTTTCTACTATTTTTTTTCCGTACATATCTCTTCCGACAGATACGGTGATTTGATATGAATTTCCTCTTTTTCTTACGCTTGCCATAGTCCTTCCTCCTAAAAAAGTGTAAAAAAATAACACCCTTGCCAGGATGTTCCGGAAATGATATAATTCACATGTTGAAAGTGATTGATCAATCCAGAGCAATCTGGCAAGAGAAATCTATGTAAGAGGCCGTTCCTGTTGGCGCAGGGGCGGTCTCTTGCGTTTTATGACATTTTAACCTATGTTTAATGTAACTGTTTGAGTATTTGGATTATTCCAGCTAAAAAGTTCTTTAATTTCTAATGTTAAAGGTGTTTTATCTTTGATACGATAAGCTTTTCCTACCTTTATGGTAGTTCCCTGAGTAACTTTCTTTGAATAATTATCTAATGCCTCATCACGATCATCATATGAAAGCCATGTGGTATCACATTCAATACCATTTTGAAATGCTGTAATGTAATAATCAGCTAAGAGTGCGCTCTGGGATTCAGATTTTTTATTTGTAAAATCATAATACAGTATAACGCAACTATAGCCATCATAATCAGATGCAAGTTTCCAACCGGTATAAGTAATTTTGGCATCATCTGTATCAAAACTAAAAAGTGGGGTTATCAGTGCACCACTGGCATCGACTTTCTGACCGTCAGGGGTAGAGGTGTTGGTTAAAATGTAACCGTTATTATCAAAATAATATTGTTTTCCATTTATTTCTTTCCAGGTGTTTGTTGGATAACTTCCATCATCATTTTGGTACCACCAACCAGAAGCATCCTGTTTCCATTCTCCTGCAAAGGAGGTCATAGAAAGGACAGCAGATGCAACGCTGACAGCGAAAAATAACTTTACTTTCTTCATACTCTTTTCCTCGTTTCTTTTGTTTTTTAATATGTCATTGCTTTAACCTTAATTCAATAAGTTCTTTTGGATATCCTGTACACTGGCAGAACTGATCCTGAGTATAACAGGAATAATCTTGCAACATTTCATCTGATATCAAAAGGGAAGCGGCAAATAAATTTGCTTCTCTTTCTATTCCGGATGTAAGTAGTAATGTTTTATTCTTTAGAAAAGCACAATTCTCTTTTCTATGTAATAAAGCATGTCCTAATTCATGTGCTACAACGACCCGAAAGAGTGGACTGTCAGAAGGGATATCCTCATTTATAAAAATCCAACGTTTTCTTTTTAAAAGTTTGTAGTTTCCAGAAATATTGCCTAACGGTAATACTGCAATCTGGATCTCGGCGTACCGTGCAATGGTAACAGGATCTCGGCTGCCGGTTAGATGTTCATAGTACCTGATTAAACGACGAATCTTATGATTTACAGTCTCCAAACGGCGTCACCTACTTTTTATTCTTATTTGGATTGTATTTGACTTTGTTTTCTTTCTTAGTTTCTCTTAGGGCGTATTCAAATGCATTTTGAAGTAAGCTCAAAGAAGCACTGTCAATTTCCGTACCACCATAATATAGAGGTCCGTCTTCGCCGTTACGTATTTTTTCCATAATATTATCGAGGTCTTTCTTTATATCTCTTTCGTCTTTAGCAGTGAGCTCTGGGGCTTTTTCTTTAGGATTATCTTTACCAGTCATTAAGTAATCAACTGTTATGCCAAAATAATCAGCTATTTTTTGTAATGTTTTTGAAGATGGTGTACTTCTTCCAGATTTCCAATTACTAAGTGCTGTTTGTGTTACGCCTGCTTCCTTTGCGACTTTGTAAGGGGTAACACCATGTTTTTGTAGAAGTTGTTCAAAGACTTCGTACATTTTTGTGCTCCTTTCACAAAGATAGCATACTTTCGCAAAAGTTAGTAAAATCACTTGACTACTAACATTAAATGTTGTATTATTTACTTACGCAAGCGAAAGCAAGCGAAATAAATACTTTCAACTGCGATATGCTTACTTTTATAAGATGTGGTAGTTTTATATCTGAAAGTATATCACAGCACGAAAGTATTTTCAATAGTATACTTACGGAAAGGAGATGGTATTTTGTACAAAAAATTTCAGGATCTTTTAGAAAAAACGAACAAAACGGTATATCAGATATCAAAAGAAACCGGAATTAGCCAGACGGCATTTTCAAATTGGAAGTCTGGACGATCCATGCCAAGTATTGAGAGCCTTAGAAAATTGTCGATATACTTTGGGGTTCAGATTGAAGACCTGTTGGAGTAGGAGGCGAGGAAAACGAATAGAACAAATGGTGTAAAAGAACAAATTTCAAATCAAAAGTTGATTCAGATATCTAATAAAATAGGTGACCTGGTTATTAGCAGCGGGCTGTCATATAACCAGGCGAAAAAAGTTTTTGATATTACTTTAGAAGCATTAAATGATGTTCCCTATTCTTTAAGTCCTTGTATCGATGAATAGTGTTGTACTTCAAAAGAAAAACCTGTTTGCGGATAAATGAGTTCATCATCGTCGGAATAGCTTTCTGGGACAAGACTAAGTTCTCTTATTCCGTTTAATATATGTGCAGAATATTCGGGTTTAACTTCGGAAGTGCAATTAGGACAAATAATTTTAGTGCAATTGATTGATTCAGGTCGAAGTTCAAATTTGCACATGCACTTATGACATTTTATTTTGATTTTGAAATCCATGGGTAATTTCTCCTTCCTTTTGTACTCGGCGCTGCAACGCCTGTATGGAAAGTATATCACTAGGGAGATAAGGAAAACAAGTATATTAACGGTTCTCATTTACCCATTGAGAAGCTGTTGGAGTAGGAGGTGAGAAAGAATGTGTATTATTCCGCGGTTAAGAGGGATACCGGAAGCTTATAGCTGGCTTATCGATCAGGATCCAGAAAGCAAAATCACATTGCGGTGTTTCAGGGCTCTTGTATCACAGGGGACTGTAAAGAGTGTACACCGTGGACGCAAGATTCTGATCAACCTTGATACACTGCCAGAAGATATTCAGGCATGGGTCAATAGTGGAATGGAAATAAATCCACCGGAGCGAACGCGGGAAAGAAAAGCAGCTGCTTTTCCAAAAGTTGAAGTTGGTCGTTATGGTCAGGTTAGAACGTTGAAATGAGGTGTATATGAGAAGAGAAATTTCAAAAGACCGTATTGAAAGATATACGCTCAAATCAGTGCCAGGTAGCCGTGTTGATATAACTGATAAGCATAGCTTTGTGGTTACTTCTATGGATGGGCGTAGAAAAGTGGTCACTATTAAAAAACGAATTGCTGAAGCAGAAAATGACTGGATCATTGATTTAGTTTATCAGGCTGTTCCCGCAATGATAGCTGCTACGGCAGCGGCAATGCTTGTAGGATACATGCTTGCATGCTGGGGGAGCTACTGATGAACAGGTTTAAATTAAAAAAAGGACCCAGGCAGCGGTAACTGCGGAAGGTCCGGTAATAAAAACATTTTACACCCTCATTATACGGAGGGAGAAGGAGAAAAGCAAGATGGTAAAAACGAAGATTACACTGGATGACGGAAGAGTAAGAAAAATTGAAGACTGTGAACTGGTTGTGGCAATCGGTTTGGGTTCCAAGAAAGAAGAGCAGCAGATTCAGTTAGCTGTAATGGGTGGCAAAGGATTAAGAAGTTCTGCGATGATTCAAGGTTTAGCAGATGCTACGGTAGATGCGATTAATACTCTTGCAGAAGACGATTATCATGCAATTGCTATGTTGACAACTTTTATGGAAAAAGTTGGGGAAAGCTGCAAAGCAAAGATGTTAGAAAGGCTTACGAATGGTAACTAAAAAGCTGTTTAACAGCCGGGAAGAGTGGCTGCAGGGGAGAAAGAACCATATAGGCGGTTCGGATGCGGCTGCCTGTGTGGGACTAAATCCTTATAAGGATAACGTGCAACTCTGGGAAGAAAAGGTAGGACTGGTGCTTCCGGAAGACATTTCTGATAAGGATTATGTCCAGTATGGAACAGAGGCGGAAGAACATCTTCGTGCGCTGTTCGCGTTGGATCATCCGGAATACAAAGTCTTTTATGATCCGGATAACATGTTTACCAATTCTAAGTATCCCTGGATGCATGCTTCTTTAGACGGGGAGCTTCTGGACAGTACCGGACGTCATGGGATCCTGGAGATCAAGACCACAAACATCCTTCAGGGTTCCCAGTGGGAGAAATGGAGGGATAAGATCCCGGATAATTACTTCTGCCAGGTACTTCATTATCTGGCAGTAACAGAATACGATTTTGCAGTCCTAAAGGCCCAGATCAAAAGTGGACAAGGGGAACGGATGCGGATCGAGACAAGACATTACTTTATTGAACGTAAAGAAGTCGAGGAGGATATAGAGTGTCTGGTAGAGTCAGAACGGAAGTTCTGGAACTGTGTGATCACAGGTACCAGGCCGGATCTGATTCTCCCGGCAATATAGGAAAAGGAGAGCGTACATGATGGAATTGAAGATCTACAGCCCGCAGGATACGGGCTTTATCCAGAAGATCGACTGGAACTATGACGAACTTAAAAAGGAGATCGCAGCAGCAATAGAAAGCTATGCCAATTCTGTTTATACAGATGACATGATTAAAAAGGCCAAGGAAGACAGGGCCAAACTGAATAAGGTATCAGATGCATTAAAGAAGGAACGTACCCGTATCCGTAAGAAGCTCTTGGAGCCGGATGAGCAGTTCGGAAAAGAGGTCCAGGAAATTACAGGCATGATCCAGAAAGCAGCCTCTAACATTGATGATCAGATCAAAGGCTATGAAGAACGCCTGCGTGAGGAAAAGACCGCCAAGGTCAGGGAGTTCTATGAGGATAACATCCATGACATTGGCAAGTATCTTCCGTTTGAACGTGTGATGCAGCCAAGATATGCCCTTGCTTCCACTACAATGAAGTCCATTAAGGAAGAGATCCTGGCGCTGATCCAGAGGGTGGATGAGGGCCTGGCTGTCTTAAATGAAGTGGACAGCCCTTATGCCGGTGATATGAAGAAAATCTTTTTGGAGACTTATGATATCGGCGCGGCCATGGCAAAAAGAAACCAGCTGGAGGCAGAGGAACAGAACCGCAGGCTTTACCAGGAAGAAATGGCAAGGAGAAAGGCAGAGCAGGAAGCACAGAGGAAAGCCGCAGCTGAGAGCGTGATGGCAGCCGGAAGACAGGAAAACGTACAGGCAGATCCTGCAGGACCGGTTAAGGCAGAAGAACCTAAAATGGAGACCGTGGAAGAGCCGGTCAATGTGATCGATTTCCGGGTCTATGCCACCAGGGAGCAGCTGATGAAGTTAAAAGGATTCTTAAAAGAGAACGGCATCCGGTTTGAGCCGGTACCGAAACAGTAAGAGGAGGACATAGAAATGGCAGTAGCAAACAAATTAGTAAATAAGCCGGTACAGAAGGTAGAAACTACAAAGTATATGGCAAACGGTATGCAGGTAACACTTACACCTGGAACAGTAAAGAATTATCTGATCAGCGGGGATAAGGACAGGGTATCTGATCAGGAAGTTGCGATGTTTATCAACCTGTGCCGCTTTACCGGTCTTAATCCATGGCTTCGTGAAGCGTACTGCATCAAGTATGGAAATGAGCCTGCTACTCTGGTAGTTGGAAAGGACGCATATTTCAAGAGGGCAGAGGCACATGCAAGCTATGACGGCATGGAAGCAGGTATCATTGTCCAGAACGAAGAAACAGGTGAGATTAGTTACAGACAGGGAACGTTGAAGCTTTCCGGTGAAATATTAGTGGGAGGCTATGCAGAAGTATTTCGCAAAGACAGAAGTCACAGTTTCCGCATGGAGGTTTCTTTTGATGAGTATGCAGGTAAGAAGAAAGACGGAAGCCTTAATTCGCAGTGGTCCAAGAAGCCTGCAACCATGATCCGGAAAGTTGCAGCAGTGCAGGCATTAAGGGAAGCTTTTCCGCAGTCATTTGCAGGCATGTATGTAGCGGAAGAAATGGGAGCTGCAGAGCCGGAGTATGCAGCAGGAGATGTGATTGATCCGCAGACACAGCCGGTTATTGAAGAAAAAGCAGATGTGCAGCAGCCTGTTCCTTCAATGCCACAGCCACAGATGGATGCAGCTGATGACTTTTTCAATTAGAAAGCATGATAGAAAGGAGGTGATCAAGGCATGGCGATAACATTTGATAGCATTGGCAATGGCGGGCTGCAGGAGAAGTTCAACATGGCCCTGAGACAGATCGGAAGGAACATCCTGGATCCGAACATGGATCCGGAAGCTGCCAGGGAAATGACGATCAATATCAAGTTCAAACCGGCCGGGCGTGGGAACCTGAAGGTAGAGTATAACGTGAAGCCGAAACTGGCCGGATTTAAGAAAGCGGAGACCATGTTCCTGGTGGGACAGGACTCCAGTACGGGCCGTATTGATATGTCAGAGCCGGGAAGCAGGCTTCCACAGGTCAATCCGGTACAGGAGATCCCTGCAGCTGCTTATGAAGAGGTCAGCCCCGGCAGAAGGGTGGATCCGGAGACCGGTGAGATCTTTGAGGACAGAAGGAACGGGCCGATCGACTTAAGAAGACAGCAGGCATGATAAAAAAGATAAATGAGTAAAGGAGAGATGATCGATGTTAGAAGGTTTAAAAGATGCCCTGGAGCATGTGGAAGATCTTGCCAGGGAAAATGAGAAAACAGAAGTAGTGGAGATCTGCGGCCATACATATGCCAACAAGACACTGAGAAGATATGATACGGCTAATTATGCCGATCCTGTAAAGGCCACGACCCTTTCAGCACTGGCAGATTACATCGTAAACTGCAGGGAAGAGTTTACGGAAGGCAGAAGGATGATCATCCATGTAGTAAGTCCTACAAAAGTCAGGCTGATGTCTGCCCTGGATGGGGAACGTAAAAGAGAGGTCCTGTTTGAAACAGATGCCCAGGTTTCCGGCTTCCACTTTGACCAGTGGTACGACCAGGAAAGTTTTATGATCAGCCTGCAGGCTAACTTTGCAAAAACAGCGGATCTGGATGCAGTGCTCCTGCTTGCCGGAAATATTGAAAGAAAGAATGAACAGACCTATTCCGATGACGGTTGTACCCAGGTGGCAACTATGACTGTGGGAGTAGCAGCCAAGGCAGATGCGATCGTACCAAACCCGGTCCAGTTAAGACCTTACCGTACCTTCCAGGAAGTAGAACAGCCGGTCAGCCAGTTTGTATTCCGTATTGGAGACAGAGGCACACCAGAATTTAAGCTGGTGGAGGCAGAGGGCGGCATCTGGAAGACAGAAGCAGTAAGAAAGATCAAAGATTATCTGGAGTTAGTCCTGTCAGAACAGGATATGGAACTCAGAAACCGCATTACTATCATCGGATAATCCGTTGTGTTTGAAAAAGCTTGTTTTATTACCTTGAAGGTCAGTTTTATATGTCACGATATTAAATGACCAGAGGTGTTGTACCTGAAGGGGCGGACCATGAACCCAATTCGCTGACCGCCGCCCCTTTTTAAAGAAAGATGAGGATCGTTATGGGAAAATCACAACGGGAAAAAGGAAAGCGTGGAGAACGGGAACTGGCCGGAAAGTTAAGAGACCACGGCTATGACTGCCGCAGAGGGCAGCAGTTCTGCGGGATCAGCGGTGACGCGGATGTGATCGGTCTCCCAGGCATCCATATAGAATGTAAGAGAGTGGAACGGTTAAACCTCCAGGAAGCCATGGAACAGTCCAAAAGGGACGCCAGGACTGGGGAAAAGCCGTGTGTATTCCACCGCAGGGACCGGTCAGAATGGCTGGTCACCATGAGATTAGAAGACTGGATCCAGCTCTACAAAGAGTGGGAGGCTGGACAGCAGATAACGGAAGGAAAGGAAAATGCCAAGACAGCAGAAGCCAGGTCTTAGTTACTTTCCTCTTGATGTCGATTTTTTCACGGATAATAAGATCCGGATCCTGCGTGCCAGGTTTGGCAATAACGGGATCGCGGTATATATCTATTTACTCTGCGAGATCTACAAAAAAGGCTACTACATGGAATGGAACGATGATTTTAAGTTCATCCTGGCAGCAGACCTGAATCTCTCAGATGGGTTCATAGAGCAGGTGCTGACATTCTTGCTTGAACGGTCACTACTGGACAGCACACTTTTCAAGTCGGACACTATCCTCACCTCACCCGGAATACAGAAACGGTATCAGCTGGCGGTTAAGGAACGCGCCAAAAAGACACCGGTGGTAATAAAGGGTTTCTGGCTTTTGGAAGCGGATGAAACGGAACCCTTTATTAAAGTGAACCCTTCTTTTCATTCTTCCCGGAAAAATGAGGATAATTCCCGGAAGAATAACGATAATTCCCGGAAAAATGACATAAAGAAAAGTAAAGAAAAGAAAAGTAAAGAAAAAGAAATAAAAGTAAATAAAGAGAGTGGCGTTGCAGCAGGAGCAGCAACCCTGTTTTCACCGGATTCTTTTGAGATGCTCTGTGTCAATACCCTGATCCATTCCTGTCTGGAAGGATTCCCGGGAGCCAGGGTTCCGGCAACCGACGAAGAAAGGTCCCAGTGGTGTGTCCACATTGAACGGATGCTCCGCATTGACCACCGGACAGAGGAGCAGATCCGCACCGCATTGGAGTATGCGGTCACAAACCAGTTCTGGAAGGCGAATATCCGGAGCACCAAGAAATTCCGGGAAAAGTTTGAAACTCTTTACATGCAGTCGCAGTCAGGAAAGACAGCGGCAAGAGCAACCGATGATAAGGCAGAACGGCTCAGGAGGTGGGCAGAGAATGAATAGGCAGGAATTTGCCGCATGGGCAGCAACGTTGGAAGAGTATTACGGTAAAAACCAGATCACAAAGAGCATGGCATCCATGGATCTCTGGTACGAGCTGGTCGGTGATCTGTCATATGATCAGTGCAGGAATGCAGCGCGCCAGATCATGGCAACAGCCAATTTCTTTCCTTCTGCAGCTGAGATCCGCAGGCTCTGTACCCAGATGGACCATCCGGAGATACTGAGCATGGACGATGCATGGGGAATGGTGCTGAAAGCGGTGAGGACGTATGGATACATGCAGGAAGCAGAAGCACTGGAAAGCCTGCCGGAACCATGCAGGAGCGTGGTGAAGAACATCGGCTGGCAGAACATTTGCAGGAGTGAGAACATCATGACAGAACGGGCATTCTTTCGTGATTCCTACGGGCCTAAGATCCAGGAGATGAAACGGGTGGAATCCCTTCCGTTAGGAATCCGCCAGGAGAACAGGAACAGGCTGAACGATCAGATCAGGAAGGCAGCAGACAGACTGCAGTTAGGAGACGGAAGAAATGGAGAAGCTGGAAGAGATGCAGGCGGCAGAACTGGCAAGGCATAGGGTGGACTATGGAGCCGGTGGATATTACGCCAAGGCCATGAACAAGGATCAGATCATAAACAGGAGAGTTTATATGCGGAGCATCCTCCGTGTCAGCTTTTTATGGTGCACGATGAGCAATGAGCAGCTGGATAACATGAGGTTATGCAAAGCAGGGGATGATTTTATCGTGGAAGACACCGATAACCGGGAGTTCATCCTGCGGATCGACCGCAGATAAAAAGGAGGAAGGAAAATGGAAGAGAATGTAACAGTCCCGGAAACTCCGGAAGTGGTAAAGCATACAGATGCGGAGTGGTACCGGGATGTATCCCTGGAAGATGCAGAGGTATTTATCCGGTCCAACCTGCAGTCAGCCGTACGCAGTGTGATCGCAACGGGATTTTACCTGAAGCATATCAGGGACAATGAACTGTACCTGGAAGCAGGATATAAGAACATCAATGAGTATGCCATGGACAGGTTTGGTCTCAGTGCCTCTGCCACATCCAGATACATTACCAGGAACACAAGGTTTTCCAGGGGCGGTAACAGTCCGCTCATAGATGATAGGTTTAAGGACTTCAGCAAGAGCCAGCTTCAGGAGATGCTTGGCATGAGCGATGAGCAGCTGGAGCAGGTCACACCGGATATGACCGTCCGGGAGATCCGGAGCATGGCAAGACCAAAGGAGATCCCTTACATAGAGATACCGGGACAGACAGAGTTAAAAGATATCCCTGGGGTTATGCCGGAAGAGAGGGCGGAAAGCTTTGAAGCATCAACGGCGGAGCTGTTTGATGTGGAAGAGGATGAAAATATGGTCCAGTCGGTGGCAGGTAAGCCTATTAGCCAGGAAATATCGATTACGGAATTGGTTGAAGAGGAAGATGCGGAGATTGCGACGTCGCAACTGCTCCCGGAAGAGACTGCTGCCAATGAGCAGCGGAATGAATCTATAGATGCTGCCGAAAAGCAGCAAATGGGTCATTGCTTACACCGCCCAGAATATGAGTGTTCTTTGCCAGAAAAATATATGCACCGGCCCGGAAGTGGAACAGACTGTGCCCATGAGTGCTGCTGGGAGTGTGCCAAACATGGGGAGTGCAAGCTTGAATGCAACAGTTCGGCTGATCGCCCTGAGACAGAGGAAGAGATTGCGACGTCGCAAACGGATACCGAAGCTTCTGAAAATGAAATGAAAGAACGTACAGACATGGAAATCCTGAGAGAACTGCTGGAGAGAAAAAAGCAGCTTCTTAGCAAATGTCTGAGAGCTCCCGGCATTGATAAGTCAGATGAGCATATCAGAATGCAAAAGCTGGAAGTAGGTGCTTTGGCTTCCATGCTGTGTGAGCTGGAAGATTTGGAAGAGAAAAAGGATAGACCGAAGCAGCCAGAGCTTCCACAGCTTAAAAACAATGACCAGAGAGCAGCTTTTATTGATGCGTATGAGACCTGGACACTCTGGATCGATAACCAGGAGACCGGTGAGCGGTATTACCGATATGATCTTCCAGATGGGACAAGCTTCGTTATCAAGACGTATCACTCCATGCTCTATGACTGGAAAGCTGATGTTGCCATGAGGTACAAGGAAGGGTATGGAGCAAATGAGGAGTATCTTCTGGAGCCTGGAAAGTTCTTTAGGGATTGCCGGGTAAACAGGACAGCTTTAATTGAAAAGCTGAAAGAGATACAGAGAGGGGAAAAGAAATGAACTGTAAAGACTGCAGCTATAAAAAATTTTATGATGGGAACGGAAGGCCAGGGCGTTATTACTGCTTTCATGATGAAGCCAAGTTCGCACGGAGTGAATGCGAGCCTCATCCTATGATCTGCAGAACAGGAAGACATGATGACAAATTAACTATTAAAACCGCACCAAGATGGTGTCCGTTGAATAAAAAGGAGAAGGGCAATGATCATAAAACAAATTGCAATAGATGAGGCACTGGAACTGCATAAAAGAGGGCTTATGGTGGGAGTGCTCCAGCCGGTAGTACCGGAACCCAAGAACCTGGATGATTATGAGTTCCTGACATTGAAGAAGATCCTGGCTGGATGTGAGTTCTTCCGGATTGTGCTGGAGGAAGAAAAAAGAGAGACAGAGCCAGCTGAGAAGGCACCGGCAGAAGTAGCAAAGCCGAAGGCTGTGGAAGAGAAGCCAACAGAGACATCTGTGGAAACCAAGGAGAAGCCGGAGCCACCAAAGCCAGAAGCACCAAACAAAAAGCAGATTGATGTTGGAAAAATGAAAGCGCTTCGCAATGCAGGATGGAGCATGAAGCAGATCGCTGAGGAAATGCAGCTTGCACCAAGTACAGTATGCGAGCATTTGAAAAAAGATGGAGGAAGGAAATGAAATGGGATTAGCAGATACGTTTGGCGCAGAGGACAGAGTGCAGGTGAAGTTTTCAGATTTTTATAAACTGATGAAACAGGCTACGCAGTATGAAATAGCCATGAATGCGGTGGGATGTGATGTGCCGCATAGATACATCAGAGAATGCATGACAGGAGTAAAAGAGCCGCAGAAGCAGGGTATACAGATTGAACTGGAAAATCCGGCGAATAAGAGCATGATGTCAGCCAAGAAAGGACAGGTCAATGGATAGAACATTAAAGGCTGTATATATTTGGATAGTCCTGGCCTTGGTCTGGATGGGATTAGAGCTGTTACTGTACGGCGAAATCCAGCCGAGAACAGTAAATGATATTATGTGGTTCCTGTTTTTGCCATTTATTTATATGGCGGTGAATTAAGATCAGGGAGGATGTCATGGAAGTACATAATTTAGCGCGGAGTAGAGCAAAAGCACGGTACGCAGTACGCCGATATAAAGGAAAAAGCTTAATTGAATGGGCTGTATTATGGTTCAAGATGAGCAATGATGCATTCTTTCAGTTGTATGGGTTTAATTTCAACCCTCATGATTACCCGTATCTGTATGAGATTGCAAGGAATATTGTTTATGGAGAATAAAGCAAAATTAAGATTTGGAGGAAGAATACATGAGATATACAATCGAGGCTACAGAAAACAGTTGTACGGAGATTTTTGAATTACGTAACGGAAAGAAATATATCAGGAAACATTCGAGAACACAGTATGGATCTATCTGCAATGATGCAATGTTTGACGATCAGCTGGAAGCGGACGGAGTAGATCCAGACATTATCGACGGTGCTAATGATCTCTTTGGTGGTTCCATGCCACTTGAGTTTATGAACATGGCAAGATTTGATTGGTAAGTTAAGAGTTGGGAAGGTGGTGGCTTATGACAAGAGCAATGATCCGTGAAAAATACGGAATAGTTCGACTTGAACCGCCGGAGATTGCGAATCGAAGCTTGTCTGATGAAGAAGCAGAGACTTATGAGAATGCAGTCAAAAGGACGATTGAAAACTTTGAAGCCTTGTGGAATGAAGATTATTCTGGCGATATTGATTAAATATGGACATGGTAATCCTGAGCGAAGCAAAAAAGAGGTATTACGAGGAAATTAAGAATTAGAAGCGTAATGTGGAAACGAGTAAATCCCAACGTGGAGTATGTGATAGCTGCCATGCGTAAGAAGGGAGAGAATACAATGGGATTAGTAAAGTCAGAGGCCCAGAGAAAGGCAAACCAGCTGCAAAGAAAAAGTGCCATAGCCGCATCAGACCATGAGATTATTAACGGGCCGAAGCCTACAACCTGGTCAGCCAGGATGCCAGCCTATGCGGGGACAAGCCTTTGCCCGGATCCGAAACTACGAGGAGGTGATACCATTGGCGAAGATAAAGATAACCAGGAAACTTCTGAGCAGTTACCGGAAGCTTAAGAAAGAGATCGTAGTCCTGGAATTGGAACTGGTAGAAATGATGGAAGGGGATAACGGGATCGGCGTCAGCGTTGTTATGGACTACCGGAAAGGTTATCCTCAGCCCAAAGCAGTTTCAGGTTTTGACTGGAAATTACATGACCGTCGCGAGAAGATCTTAAATAACAAGAAAGCACGCTGCAAGGCTGTAGAGGACTGGATAAAATCCATTGAAGACGGTCAGGCACGGTATGTGTTCCGAATGTTTTACATAGAGGGAATGACGTGGGACAGGATTGCTGCAAAGATTGGATACAGTAATAGTCCAGATTATCCAAGGCTGATGATTAGAGACAAGTATTTAAAAGAACATAATATTGTGTAAAAAGTTCGTTTTATTCGTTTGTTTCGTAATAGAATAAAGTGGAAGCCAAAGGCATACAGCCGGCGGCTTACGTTAAACCCCACCAGGCAGCAGGCGAAAGCTTGTTGCCTCCCCCTTGGAACGTAGCTCAGTAGGGAGAGCAATGGCTTGTGTCCTAAGCGAGGGTTCGAGTCCTTCCGTTCCGATGATTTTAGTTGCTATTGGTATTTCCTTCTCCTTTGGAAGCCTCTGTTGGATGCAGAGGGCTTCCTTTTTGTTGTATTTTGGAGTATGATGAAAAAAAGGAGGGGTTATATGATAAAAATTAGCCATAAAAAGCAGAAAAATGATGGGTATAATTGGAAATGCGGAGCAGCATGTTTAGAAATGATTTTTGAATATTTTAAGATCGTTCGTACACAAGATGATATTTGGAACGAAATTAAATCTATGCGTCCAGGTTCGTTAACTCAGTTTTATGCATGTACACATGATGTTATAAGATATGCTATAAAAAATGGGATTTGTGCAACGGGATACAAAGCAAAAGAAAGCACATGCAGAAATGTTTTGGAAGAACTGGATAAAGAAAAAATCCCCGCTATTTTGTTGGTAAAAGAACAAAAAACTAATCAATCTCATTTTATTGTTTATATTGGAATAAAAAATAAATTGTATTATTATTGTGATCCTAATTCGTCTAAGGATTTCAATTATATGAAACAAATAGACTTGGAAAGAAGTTGGTCTCCAGATCAACAGTTTGGTATTCCGGGATATGTTCTAATAGTATTTGATAAGAAAATGGATTCAATAATTCAGTGTGCAAATTGTGGAAGTACAGTACAAATTGTACAAGGTATTTTACAAGATCAGATGGAAAGCGTTATATGTCCATATTGTGGTCAGACGGCTATTCTTTATAGTTAAAATTAAAAATAGTTTATTTACTTTTCTATATCCAAAAACAAACGAATGAGAGGTGGTGGTGCATGGCCAGAGCGCCGGATGCCAGAATGAAACAGGCCAGAGATCTGTTCCTGGAAGGTAAGAAAATGATTGAAATTTCTGAGCTTTTGAAAATTCCGGAAGGAACGATCCGAAGCTGGAAGAATAGATATGACTGGGATAATGCAACGTTGCAAAAGAGGAAACGCAACGTTGCGAAACGAAAAGGCGGTCAGCCTGGAAACAAAAATGCTCTTGGAGCGGGTGCTCCAGAAAAAAATAAGAATGCAGTTACTACGGGAGAGTTTGAGACTCTCCTTTTTGATTGCCTGGATCCGGAAGAGCAGCGTCTGGTGCAGGTAGTGCCGGAGGATAAGCAAAAACTTCTCATGCAGGAGATACAGCTTCTGACTGTCAGAGAGCGCCGGATGCTTAAGCGGATCGAGCTGCTGCGCAACGCAGCAGATAAAGAGGATAAGATCATTGTCGGTGAGACCGGCATGACCGCAGTAGGCCATAAGAAAGGTATTGAAAAGGATAAGGAAACGGATCTTTTGGAATATCGTGGAAAGCTGGGGCAGATCCAGAACATTGAGGATGCGCTGACCCGTGTACAGGCCAGAAAGCAGGCTGCTATTGATGCGCTGCATCGGTATAGTGTGGATGATGCCAGATTAGAAATTGAAACCATGAAGGTTGATCTGGCTGCATTGAAGCTTGGCGCCCAGGAGCAGGAAGTTGAAAATGATGGTTTTCTGGAAGCTTTGAATACCGAAGCACAGGGGCTGTGGGAGGATGCGGATGAAGATTAAGGAACGCATCGCTGGGATGAAGGCAAAGCTACAGGCTATGAAGCAACAGCGTGGAGTTTTAACGAAGGTCCAGGTATTTAAGTTTCAGCCGTTTTCCCGCAGACAGAAGCAGGTACTTACTTGGTGGTTGCCGAACAGTCCTGTAAAAGATTATGACGGTATCATAGCCGATGGAGCAATCAGATCAGGCAAGACAGTTTGTATGTCTCTGTCTTTTATGTTCTGGGCAATGGAGAAATTCAACGGTCAAAACTTTGCAATGTGTGGAAAGACGATAGGATCCTTCCGCAGGAACGTTCTTTTCTGGCTTAAGTTAATGCTCAGAAGCCGTGGCTACAAAGTTACGGATCACAGAGCAGATAACCTGGTAGAGATCACTCGTAATGGTGTCACGAATTACTTTTATATTTTCGGCGGTAAGGATGAACGCAGTCAGGACCTTATCCAGGGTATTACTCTGGCTGGTCTGTTTTGTGATGAGGTTGCGCTAATGCCAGAGAGTTTCGTGAACCAGGCAACGGGCCGCTGCTCCGTAGAAGGTTCCAAGTATTGGTTTAACTGCAACCCGGACGGACCGTACCACTGGTTCAAGGTCAACTGGATCGATAAGGCCATTGGATATCTGGGGAAGAAAACGGTTGTCAAGCTGCAGGAAGAGGCCAAGATAAAAGGTGTGGGGCTGAATTTAAAGAAGCTCCTATATCTGCATTTTACAATGGATGATAACCTGAGCCTGTCAGAAGCAATCAAAGCCAGATACCGGAGCATGTACAATGGTGTATTCTTCAAACGTTACATTGAAGGATTCTGGGCAATGGCAGAAGGTATCATCTACGATATGTTCGATCAGGACAAGAACGTAGTGGATACAGGGACAATCGCGGCAGAATATCGTCAGAGAACAGGGCATGAGTTCTGGAGTGGCGATAAGTATGTCAGCTGTGACTATGGTACTCAGAACCCTACGGCTTTTCTGCTTTGGAGCAAAGGTGCTGACGGTAAGTGGTACTGCCGCCGGGAGTATTATTACTCTGGCAGGGATAAGGGCCGGCAGAAAACCGATAAAGAATTTTCCGAAGATCTGACGGTATGGCTTGCCGGAGAGGAAATCCGGGCAGTAATCCTGGATCCGGCGGCAGCATCCTTTAAGGCCCAGCTTGAGAAGGATGGATACAAAGTAAAGAAAGCAAAAAATGATGTTTTAGATGGAATCCGATTTGTGGCAACTCTGCTGCTTTCGGGTTCTATTTTTATAGACCAGTCTTGTGAGAATCTGATCAAGGAGTTTGCGTCCTATATCTGGGATGCGAAGGCGGGAGAGCGTGGAGAAGACAAGCCAGTGAAAGAGCATGATCACGCGCTGGACGCCCTACGCTATTTTTGCTATACGATCATTCGCAGAATAAATGGAATTAAGATTTTGAAGTGAGGGGATGAAAATGGACATTGAAGTGATAAAGAAACTGATCCGGAAGTATCAGCAGGGGCATACCGATTTTATAGCGAAGGCAGCCAAAGCCAGAGCGTATTACAGAAATGAAACAGATATCATGTTTCCGCCGTTAGAAGAGGAACGTGAGAAGAAAGAAAAGCCTTTGCGGAATGCGGATAACCGGATCCCGTTTAACTTCCATGGCCTGTTGGTCAATCAGAAGGCTTCCTACATGTTCACAGCGCCTCCGCTTTTTGATCTGGGGAATAAGAATGCCAACAAGGCATTAGTAAAGTTTCTTGGGGATAAATACCCTAAGATATGTAAGGACCTGTGTATTGAGGCATCAAACTGTACAGTTGGCTGGCTACATGTCTGGCACGATGAGAAAGGAACATGGAAGTATGCAGTAGTTCCTGCGGAGCAGGTGATCCCAGTGTGGTCCGATAACTTAGAGAAAGAACTCCTGGGAGTGTTTCGGAGCTATCCGAATATTGATGAAGAAACTGGCGATACCTATATCATTTATGAATACTGGAATGAGACGGAGTGTGCAGCATACCGGTTAAGAGCCGGAGATGAGCTGGATCAGCTGCTGCCGTATCAGATGTTTTTGGTAGATCCGGCATTATGTGATTACTCGGAAAGTTATCTGCATGGAGCTGGTGAGGTGCCTTTTTTCCCGTTCTTCAATAATAACATTGATACAGATGATCTGAAGAACATCAAGCCGTTGATCGACACCTACTGTAAGGTGTTCAGTGGTTTCGTAAATGACCTGGAAGATATCCAGGAAGTGATCTTTGTACTGACGAATTATGGTGGCGCAGATCTGGGGCAGTTCCTCCGGGATCTGAAAGATTATAAGGCTATCCAGATTGAAAGTGACGGAGACGGTGATCATTCGGGTGTCTCTACACTGACAATCGAGCTGCCAGTGGATGCCAGGGAAAAGCTTTTAGAGATTACCAGGAAGTGCATCTTTGAACAGGGAATGGGTATTGATCCGGACCCTCAAAATTTTGGAAACAGTTCCGGAGTTGCGCTGCAGTTTTTGTATTCCCTCCTGGAACAGAAGGCTGGGCTGCAGGAGACGGAATTTAAACTGGGTTTTGGTCGGTTTATAAGGTGCATCTGCCGGTTAAATAATATTCAGATCAAGGATGATACCATAGTTCAGACCTGGACCAGGACCAGTGTTAAAAATGACCAGGAATTATCTCAGATTGCAACCCAGAGCAAAGGTGTTATTTCTGATGAAACGATCGTGGCACATCATCCATGGGTGGAAGATCCGGAAAAGGAAATGGAACTGTTAAAGGCGCAGGAAGAAAGCAGCATTGGCGAATTATCAGATATGTTTCCAAAAGCAGGAGACGGTCAGAACCCTGATCAGGGCGGTGATGAGTAATGTCTTATTGGAAAAGGCGTCAGGAAGAAACGTATAAGGCTGGCGAAATGACGGTAAACCAGTATTTTACCAAGCTGGAAAAAGCGTTTAATCAGGCTAAAAGAGATCTCCAAAAGACTGTTGAAAGTTTTTATTGGCGCTATGCAGAGGAAAATAGCCTGACTTATACAGAAGCCCAGAAAAGGCTTGATAAAGCAGAAATAGGGGAGCTTCGGGAGTTTATTGATCTGGCAATGGCTAATATTGGCAAATACAACCAGAAAGTCAATAATATGTCCATTAAGGCCAGGATGACACGATACCAGGCTCTGGAAGCCCAGGTAGATGCGATCCTGAGGCAGCTGTATGCAGTTGATTATCAGTCTGAATCCGAAAAGATGATGAGTGATGTGTATAAGGATACATATTATCGCACCTGGTATGATATTGACCGGTACCGTGGTTTTCATTCCCAGTTTGCCCAGATTGAGCCCCAAACTATAGAAAATGTGCTGAAATATCCATTTAATGGTGCCAACTTTTCAGACCGACTTTGGAAGCAGAAGGATCATCTGCAGGGCCAGATCATGGAAGCGCTGACTACCATGTTAATCCAGGGCACACCGCCTCAGAACCTGGTAAAAGACTTTGCAAAGAAGATGCAGGCCAAGAAGTTTGATGCTTATCGTCTGTTGCATACGGAGAGTTCTTATGTGATGAGTGAGGCAACGCATGCCGGGTATAAAGAAGACGGTGTGGAGAAATACAAGATCCTGGCTACATTGGACAGTAAGACCTGTGGAATATGCGGGGAACTGGACGGAAAGATCTATCCGGTGGCAGAGGCGGTAACAGGAAAGAATATGCCGCCTTTTCATCCATTTTGCAGGTGTACGGATGTTCCCTATTATCCGGATACACCAACAGACGGTAAACGGGCCGCAAGGGATGTAGAGGGCAATAGTATCGAAGTGCCAGAAAGCATGACTTATGCGGAGTGGAAGAAGCAGTTTCTGAGTAAAGAAGAATTGAAATCATCCGCTACGGATGATAAAATCGTAGATATAAAGTTCAAATCACAGAAAGCTGGCATAGAGGTCCGTGAGGACAAGAATACGGTTATTGAAGCGTATGCTACATTACCACCGAAGGTACAAAGTGTTATGGCAGATGTAACAGTTGATTTGGGAAATCCCGGAAGTGCCTGTGATTACGAGAATGGTATTATTTATGCTGCATCGAATGCGGAAAAGGAAGATATCTATCATGAGTTTGGTCATTTGGTTGAATATCGCATGATGCATCCGGCAGATGTTGAGGCGTATAAACAGTATCTGGTAGAGGGACTTACAGATGCAGATATTACTCAGGAAACGTATTACAACACATCAGGACAACCGCAGACAGTTTTTATTGTTCATGGAGACCACTTTGTAAGTGAATACCAGGGGCGCGTATATGTAAATTCGCTTTCGGAAGCAATAAATGCAGATGGAAGCATAAAAACTGAACGGATGCTTGAAACTATCTCGGAGCCATTTAGATTGTATCAAAAGAAACAGTTAAATGGACATCAGGAAATTTATGATTTTATTGAGAGGGTAATAAGATGAGTTTGAAAGAAGAATTTCTGCAAATCAAAACATATGAAGAGTATGAACCTCAGAGAGAAAAATTCCGAAGTCTTGTCAGGGACAAAGAAGTATTGGCGCATTTAGATAAGCTGTATGGAAAAGGATATGTTGGTGGAGATATTGAACATGGTCTTATAGAAGAGGTTTACAAAACTCCACCGGGCCAAGGAAAGCAGCGTATTGGAAGATGAGGAGATGATCAGATGGATAATTTCAAGGTTATTTATAAGATATTGAAGCTTTTGGAAGCAGCTATGGATTATGATGAATTTGACAGAAGCCAGCTCATTCCAGAGTATTTTGGAATATCTGAAAATCGTTTAGATGCGCTTCTTGTTATGCTTCAGAATGAAGGATATATTCACGGTGTTCTGCATGCAAAAGGACTTAGGGGAGTGAAATTAGATCCAAGTATGGGTATTACGTTAAAGGGCTTGGAATATCTCGAAGAAAATTCAGCAATGAAGAAAGCGGCAGCATTAATAAAAGGAATAAAGGATACGATACCAGGGCTTTAAGGACGCTGGTATTTTTGTACCCATTTTTAGGAAAGAGAGGATAAGAAGATGAAGAAAGCAATGCTTAGTCAGCCAATGGCCGGGAAAACAGATGAGGAGATTATTGCAACCAGGGAACAGGCAATCAAGGCACTGGAAGCCAAAGGCTACGAAATTGTGAATACGTTATTTACTGATGAATGGTACAGCAATGAAAAGATGAAAGAACGTGGAGTGGTACAGATTCCCCTTTGCTTTCTTGCTAAAAGTCTGGAAAATATGTCTCTTTGCCATGCAGCTTATTTCTGTAAGGGTTGGGAAAATGCCAGAGGGTGCAGGATTGAGCATGATGCAGCGGTAGCCTATGGGTTAGATGTGATCTATGAAGCATAATTGCGACATCGCAAATGAAAGAAGGTGATCTTATGGGGCTTATATCGTGGATCAGGCAGAGATTCTTCAGAAAAAAGAACTGCTGCCACCACTACCGCAAGCATTGGAGCCGGGCTTACGGTTCTTATGGCGGTTATGTAAGACGGTGTACCAAATGCAATAAGATCGAGCAGTAAGGCACGCAGGCAAGCCCTGGGTGTTATTTTTATGCCCTGCCATAAGGCATAAAACTGGGCGCTACTCTGCCGGGAGTATAACCGGACGATCCCAATACCCGGAGAGCGGGAATAAAAATCTATGGAGGTAAACGTAATGGAATGGTTAAAAACAATTTTAGAGAAGGCAGTAATCACAGACGGTAAATTGGATGTTGAAGCAACCATGAAGACAATCAATGCTGAATTCCCGAAGCATGCAGTACCAAAGCAGGACTACAATGACAAGGTGAAAGAGCTGAGTACGGCCAATGATACGATCAAGGACCTGAAGAAAAACAATGCAGATAACGCAGATCTGCAGCAGAAGGTCAAAGCTTATGAAACTGAGGTGGCAGGTCTTAAAACTGCTGCAGAGAATACCAGGAAGGAATATGCCTTAAAAGACAAGCTGAAAGAGGCTGGTGCTACAGATGCAGATTACATCATCTACAAGCATGGCGGTCTGGATAAGTTTGTCTTTGACAAAGACGGGGCTCCCGTTGGTCTGGACGATGTATTAAAGCCTATGAGAGAAGCTTCCCCGCATCTTTTTAAGAGTGCTGGAGGAGCAGGCGGATATAATCCGGCCGGTGGTGGTAATCCTCCTGGAAACAATCCATTCGCAAAAGAAACTTATAACCTGACGGAGCAGGGACGCCTGTTCAAGCAGAACCCGGAGCAGGCCAGACAGCTGGCAGCTGCAGCCGGAGTAAAGATCTAAGAAAGAGAGGAATTTTAAATGGCAGGAACAACTTTACAGGACGTAATCGTCCCGGAACTTTTTAACCCATATGTGATCAATCGCACAATGGAGTTATCCGCACTTGTACAGAGCGGAATTATCGTAAACAATACTGAATTTGATGCCCTGGCTTCCCAGGCTTCTCCAATGGTCAATATGCCATTCTTTGAAGACCTGACCGGAGAGTCTGAGCAGGTCATTGAGGGAACAGATCTTAATGACAACAAGATCACATCCAATAAGGACGTAGCAGTGATCCTTCGTCGTGCTAAGATGTGGTCTGCAACCGATCTGTCTGCAGCACTGGCAGGAACCGATCCGATGATGGCAATCGCATCTCTGGTTGCCAGATTTTGGGAACGTGATATGCAGAAAGAACTGATTGCTATCCTTAAAGGTGTGTTTGGCACTGTGCCGGCAGGAAGCAGCGGTGATCCGGCAGCGGAGACAAGACTGGAGACCAATATTCTGGATATTTCTGGATTAAGTGGCACAAAAGCTAATTGGTCTGGTTCCGCATTCATTGATGCAGAGCAGAAATTGGGAGATGCGAAAGCACAGTTAACTGGTGTTTGTATGCACTCTGCAACAGAGGCATATCTGAAAAAACAGAACCTGATTGAAACGGTACAGCCGTCTAATGATGTTGCATTCGGTCTTTATCAGGGCAAGCGCGTTATCGTAGATGATGGCTGTCCGGTAGCAGATGGTGTTTACACTACCTACCTTTTTGGTAACGGTGCCGTGGCTCTCGGCAATGGTAATCCGGCTGGTTTCGTACCAACTGAGACGGATCGCGCAAAGCGTAAGGGTTCCGGTGTTGATTATCTGATCAACCGTAAGACCATGATCCTTCATCCAAGAGGCATTGCATGGCAGAATGCTGAGGTAGCAAAGACTGAGGGACCGTCCAGAACTGAAGTGGCAATCCCAAAGAACTGGAAGCCAGTTTATGAGCCAAAGCAGATCCGTATCGTGGCATTCAAACACAAGCTGGGATAGGAGAAGCCATGACAAAATCGGAGATGTTGATTGCGGTAAAAAACAATCTGAAGGATGACACGCGGGATCTTGACATCTCCGATGTCATCCTCAGTATCTGTGATTATTGTAACTTGGATCCAGATTGCCTTCCAGAATTACTGGAACCGGTTATCCGGAAAAAAGTCAAAGGGATCATTGATTATGAAGCGGTCAAAGGAACGGGATACCAGCAGGATATATCCGCTATCAAAGAAGGCGAAGGAAGTATCACCTATGCCACAGGCGGCAGTAACAGCCGGGATGGTATTTATGGTCTGACTGATGCGGATAAAAGCAGTTTGCGCCGGTTTAGGAGGTTGAGAGGTTATGATTAATCCATATGCTGTAATGTATGATGCGACCATGGATGTTTACCGGTACCAGGATGCGACTGATACAGAGGGATTTAATTCTTCTGAAGAAAAATGCGTTGCATCTGGCATAAAATGCCGATATAGCATTTCCGGGCAGAGCCTTGCTGGAAGCCCGGTACCATCCCTGCAGGCGAGTAACCAGCTTTTCTGCGGACTGGAAACAGATATCCTGGAAGGTGACAAAGCTGTTGTTACGTTGAGAAATGGACAGCGGATAAAACTTCGAGTCGGAGAAGTACATCCTTACAGTTTTCAATATCAGTGCCGCGTGGAAAGGGATGAGAAAGCGTGAACAGTTCAAATTATCGGAGAAATAAAGCAGCCATAGATGCATTTCACAGGGAATTGTCGGCAGAGATGGGAGATCTCTCAGAAATTGATATCAAGCTTTTAAATCAGGCAGTGAATGAAGGGGTGCGGCATATCAAACAGAACACTCCAGTACAAACTGGACATTTGAGAAAGTCCTGGAGGTCAACTCCTGCAGTGAAAGGTCCTTCTGGGGTCAAAAAAGTTCTAGTTAATACAGCAAACTATTCTGAGTTTGTAAATTACGGACATAGAATTGTAAGCCGATCAGGAAAGACTACAGGATTTGTCAAAGGAAACTATATGCTCGAAAAAGGTGTTTCCTATATCGATAAACGTCTGACGGATCTGTTTGAAGCGGAAGTACTGAGGATCAGAAAGGAGCACGAGAGTGGGGATTGATATTTTATACAAAGCGATTGCGGCAGAGTGCCGGTCCGTTGTTCCGGAACTTAAAAAGATCTGCAGGGATAACATACCTCAAAATGCGAATGCACCGTTTATTTTGGTGCTCATTACTGATACGGATGTGAGACGGTGCCTTGCAAACCGGCAGCGTGTGAAACAGAGCTTTGATGTGCAATATTTTCCGGGTGGAGAAATCCAAAATTACAGAAAAGAATGTGAAAAAGTGAAACAGGAGATGCTTCGGGGCTTCGATGTGATCAGTGCCGATGGCATCTCTTTTTATGTGAAAGAGAAAAATGCAAATGTAACGGATGATGTTCTTCATTTTCTGTTCAGTGTTTCCTACGTTGAGTACAGGGAGCCTGTATGGTTGAAGATGGAAGAACTCGACAAAAATATTGAAATGGAGGAATAAGCAATGGCAGGTATATGGGAAAGTCAGAACAAGGTAATTCCTGGAGCGTATATCAATATTCTGACGAATACACCGTTGAGTATTACCGCAGGAGATCGTGGAACAGTAGTGCTTGCGCAGGAATTATCTGTTGGTACTGATAATGAGATTTATGAGATCACAGTTAACAATGCAGCGTATCCGGATAACGCAACAGCAGCAGATAAAAAACTGGCTGGTCTTGCACTTCTGGGGGCAAAGACAGTGTTGCTGTATAAGCTTCCAGCTTCTCATACGGATGAGCATGTAGAAGCAATGCTGACTGCGTTGAAAACAGTAGATTTTGATGTGCTGGTATATCCATATGCGAAGTCTGGCACTGGTTCATCAACTGCTCAGCAGACAATCGCAACATGGATTAAATCCATACAGGATGATGAAGGAAAGAATGTGACAGTGGTGCTGCCGAACTACACTGCAGATTCGGAATATGTTATTAACAGTGTGCAGGGTGTTACACTTTCGGATGGTTCTAACCTGACTGCTTATGAAACTGCGGCGTGGATTGGTGGCATTACGGCCGGTGCCAGCGTCACGAAATCCAATACGGGGCAGAAGTTTGTTGGTGCAATTGATGTAAGTCCGCGAATGACCAGATCGGAGCAGGAGACGGCGATCAAAGCTGGGAAATTCCTGCTGGATGTAGATCGCAGTCAGAATGTTACTGTAGTAGCAGATATCAATTCATTGACTACAACCAATCAGACAAAGAGCGATATTTTAAAACAGAACCGCTCCGTCCGGACTGCATGTGGTATTCGCAGTGACATACAGTCTGTTTGGGATGCCAATATCAAAGGCAAGTACAACAACAATGTAGATGGCCGGTCAATCTTTAAAGGAATGCTGGTTGAATATTTTACAGATCTTGAACGTCGTGGCGCTATCCAGAATTTTGACTCTGATGATGTGACGGTTGAAGCCGGTACAGCAATCAATGCAGTCCTGGTTAACTGTGGAGTCCAGCTGGTAGGCAGCATGGAACTGGCCTATATCAATGTAAATCTGAGCTAAGGAGGGAAATGCGATGACAAATTATACGAAACTTGATGATACACTTAGTGGTTCTGAAGGAAAGGGATTTATTACCCGTGGTGGACAGAACCGTGAAATGTTTGAGATTTCAAAAATCGATGCACATGTCACTCTGTCTGTTACAGAGAAAAAACTTCTTGGCCACCGCATGAAGCAGCATAAAGTTACTGGAGCAACGGGTGAGGGATCCGGAACTTTTTATTTCATGAATTCAGATGCATTGAAAGAATTCATCAGTTATAAGAAAAATGGTATTTATCCGGCATCTACCTTGCAGTTTACAAATGAGGATCCACAGTCTACTGTTGGCAGGCAAACGGTAACTTTATTCCATGTAATTTTAAAGACGATACCAGTCGCGTACTTGGAAGATGACAGTGAAGATCCAATTACTTTTGATTCCGATTTTACCTTTGATGATTGTGATTGCCTGGAGGCATTTCAGCTTCCGGAAAATATGAGATAGGAGAAAGAATAGTTATGGATGAAGTAAGAGATTTATATGGTTTTTTACATCCGGAAGTTACTCCGGAAAAAGAAGTTTTTGTTTCTGATCGATTTAAGGGAAAAGATGGTAAGCCGATGCCATTTGTGATCCGCCCTCTGGAACAGGAGATTTGCGATAAGGTCCAGAGGACCTGTGTCAAGAGTGATAAAAAAGGCAACAGTGAATTTGATCGCTTTAAGTATGTGGATGAAATCACGGCAGCTGCTATAGTTTTTCCAGATCTGAAGAACGTTGATCTGCAGAAAGCTTATGGAGTTCTGGGCGAGGTAAAGCTCCTGAAAAAGATGCTTTATACCAATGAATATAATGCCCTGGTAGAAGCGGTTCAGGACTTGTCTGGTATGGATGATGATTTTAATGACCTGAAAGACGATGTAAAAAACGAATAAAGCAAAGTGATCCGGAGTTTATCTTGGCGCACTTTGCGCTTCAGAAGTTACATATTCTCCCAAGAGAATTGGCTAACATGGATCCTCGGGAGAAAGCTTTTATTGCTGCTAGTTGTGAACTGCGAGTAGAAGCTGAAAAGCGTACTGCGAAAGGGGTGAAATAGATGGCTAGATTGAGAGCAACGATTGAACTTGCTACAAGCGGTTTCATATCTGGAATTAATAGGGTGTTGGGAGCTTCAGATCGGGCAGCTAAGTCTATAGAGAATGTCAGTACATCAGCTGATAAGGTAGAAACCAGCCTGGATAAAGCTGGGAAGAGCGGCAAGAAAGCTAAGGAAGGTTTCGAAAGTGCCGGTGAAGGCGCTGAAAAGGCCAGAAAAAAGGTTAAGGGCTTGGGGGATGAAGTTGATAAAACAAAGACCAAGGCTGAGAAAGTAGCGGGAGTTCTTGGCAAGCTTTTTGCTATAAAAACAGCTATGGATGTAGGTGGAAAGCTATTAAATGCATCTGATAGTTACCTAAATGCAAATACCCGTCTGGGTTTGATTAATAAGGATGATGCCGGTAATATAATCAATCCCAATTTGCAGAATGATGTATATGCTTCAGCACAGCGCTCCAGGGCATCTTACGAGAGCACAGCGAATGGCGTTGCGAGTCTTGGGCTTAACGCGGCAAATGCCTTCAAAGATCAGAATGAATTGATTGGGTTTGTTGAGTCCATCAATAAACAGTTTGCAATCGGTGGAACGGAAGCAAGTGCAGCTGCTGGAGCTATGACTCAGTTGACACAGGCCATGGGATCTGGAGCACTCCGTGGAGATGAACTGAATTCTGTCCTGGAGGCGGCACCGAGCATTGCCCGAAATATCGAAAAATATATGGGCTGGGCGGAAGGTTCCATCAAATCATATGCGGAAAAAGGTGCTTTATCGGCGGAAATCGTGAAGAATGCTCAGTTGGCGGCAATGAACGAAATTGACAGACAATTTAACTCTATGCCATTAACCTGGTCACAACTATGGACACAGTCCATGAATGCAATTCAAAAGGCATCCGCGCCGTTATTGATGGCTTTAAACTGGATAGCCAATAACATGGATATCATCGGTCCGATCCTGTTGGGAATAGCAGCGGGATTGGCAGTATATGCAGCGTTTACTTACGGGGCTGCGGCGGCACAATGGGTGTTGAATGCGGCAACGGGGGTATGGAACGCTTTGTGCGCGATGAACCCAGCGGGGCTGATGGCAATTGGCTTTATTGCTTTGATAGCCATGCTGTATGCAGGAGTTGCAGCATTCAACAAGCTGACAGGAGCGTCTGTAAGTGCAACCGGCATTATAGGTGCTGTATTTTATATTTTGGGAGCTTATATCTATAACTCATTCATTTATCCGTTATGGAATGGTTTTGCTATGCTTGCCAATTTCATCGGCAATGCATGTTTTGGAAATGCAACAGCAGCGGTGAAAGTGTTGTTTTTGGATATGGCCAATACCTGTATCAGTTATGTACTGAACATGGCCAGGGCTATTGAAAATATTATTAATAAAATACCAGGTGTTACCGTGAATATTACTTCCGGATTAGACGGATTGAAAAATAAGATTGAGTCTAAGACAAAAGCAATCAAAGGTGAAAGTGGATGGAAAGAGTATGTGAAGCAGCCGGAGATAATGGATTATACTGCCGCTGCGAGCAAAGGTTACGCTAAGGGTTCTGCGTTGGCTGGAAAGGTTTCTAATCTAATTAGTGGCGGTGGAATTGGTGGTATGGATTTCGGCAATATCCCTGCAGGAACAGCCGGTAATCCAGCTACAGTAAAAGGTACCGGAAAGAATGGCAGCATGAATGTGAAACTGGAAGATGAGGATGTTGATTATCTTCGTGAACTGGCTGAGCGTGATTATGTTGCCCGTATCGCGCAGAATACACTTGCGCCTAACATCCAGGTTACTTTTACGGGAGATATCAAACAGGAAGTGGATTATGAAAAAATCGGCCCGGTAATAGCAGATATCCTGCAGGATGAAATTGATACAGCACCGGAGGGATTATACTAATGAGCTATGGTGTTTACTTTAAATATGACGGAGAACGTTATAAACTTCCGGTCAATCCGGAAGAGATAAAAAAGACACAGAAACTGAATATTGAAAAATACCAGGTTCTTGGCTCTGGCGCGGTCAGTATTCCTACCTATGCAGATCTGTGGGAATACAGCTTTGAATGTGAATTGCCACATACAGAAGTCCATTACATGGAACCGGGTAGTTTTGCAGATCCAGACAGTTATATCCAGATGCTGACCGATGCGCAAAAAAATAAAAGTCCCATTCGTCTGATCTACTCTAATGGGGAGACCGACGATGAATCCGTTAAGGTCCTGGTAGAAAACTGCAGTATTGTTGAGAAAGGGGGAGAGGAAGGAGATAAATACCTTTCTCTCTCTTTTATGCAGTATAAGGCACCTGGTAAAAAATATATGGCTGTACAGACACCGACAGATACTGTAATGAAAGAACAGACACCGCAGGAAACGCAGCCATCTAACCCGGCAGTGACACAGGGAAAGACTTATACAGTGAAATCAGGAGACTCCTTATGGAAGATCGCAAAGCAGTTTTATGGAAATGGCGCAGCTTACACTAAGATTGCAAATGCAAATTCAGATAAGATCAAAAATCCAAATCTGATCTATCCCGGCCAGATCTTTAACATACCGGAATAAGGGGATGATGTCATGCAGTTATGTGTTGAAAATAATAAGAATATATGGGAAATTTCAGATATGTGCCAGGATATTAGCTGGAAGGATGAATTAAATAACGGCGCTTCTACCTTAGAATTTTCTTATCTGTATGATGGGGAACTGATGATCCAGAATGGTGACGTAGTACGTCTTACCAATACTAGTGATACAGACGGCATTTTCTTCGGAACGGTGTTTAAGGTCAGTATGAGTGAGGACCGAAAAGTGAAAGTAAAAGCCTATGATCAGCTGAGATATGGAAAAGCAAAGGACATTATTCCTTTAAAAGGCGGACAGGATGATATCAGTACGGTCACACAGAGCATGTGCAAATATCTAAACCTGATCCCTGGAACCATGCCAACAGTGGCATATAAGGTGCCAAGCGATAAAGTGAAATATCAGGATACCTGGCTGGATGTGATCTATAGCCTGATCAGCGATACCCTGGTCAATACCAAAACAGAAGCAAAGCCGGAAGGTGAATGGTATCGACTGGCGGACGTGTATGGGAAAGTGCAACTTGACAGTCTTGTAGATTTGCAGCTGCCGTTAGTCCTTGGCGTGGACTCACTGGCCTATGGTTACAGCTGGGAGAAGAGTATAGATGATGAGTTTTATAACATCGTAAAAATCTCCTGGATGGACGAAAGCAGCGGAAGGGCTCAGACCACACAGGCATCCGATCAGGAGTCTGTAAACCGATATGGTAATCTTTTGTATTACAAACATGAAACCGATAAAAGCACTGATGTGGCAAAGCTACAGGAAAAAGCGAAATTGCTTTTAAAATTATATAACCATGAAGCAGAAACCATAAAGCTGTCCTGCCTGGGTGATCATTCTGTCAGGGCGGGATGTAGCATTTTTGGAAGTGTGGAAGATATTGGATTAAACCGCAGGGTAATCGTTAAATCGGTTACCCATAAATATCTGCCGGTACACACGATGGAAGTGGAGGTGATCGCAAATTGATCAATGAAAAAATAAAACAGATCGTAGAAGGCTTTTTAAACTCTGTCAAACTTCCGGCTATTTTGATCGGTACCTATAATGGAACGGGTGTACAGATAGATGAACGGTTTATGATCCCTTCTGCGCAGCTATCAGGAAATATGAAAGCACTGCTGAAAACCGGGGATAAGGTTCGTGTATTTGCACCGACGGGGTGGGATGAATTTTATATCCTTGAAATAATAGGAAAGCCCTATACAGTATCTGGAGGTTCAGAATGGCAGAAGAACTAAGATTACAGACAGATACTCGTATAACGAAAGAAACCTTTTCAAATAGATCGTATAACGTCACAGAGACTGCGATCAGAGGCTATGTAAATGAACTTGCGGCATTATCCCAGGCAATACAAAAGCGGCTGTCTACGCAGCAATTTGAATATCCTATTTACACGTTTAATTATGGAGTGGACTGGAAAGATCTGATCGGACAGGATCCGGAGTACATACGCGCAGAAATGAAGCGCATGATCCAGGAAACCCTGGAAAAAGATGATCGGATCAAATCAGTAGAGAATTTTAAGTTTGAATTTTCCGGGACTATCTGCAGATGTTCATTTGATGTGATCAGTATTTTTGGAAAGACAAGAGAGGTGGTGAAAGCGGATGTATGAAGATATGACCTATGAAAATATCTTACAGGGAATGCTTAACCGGGTTCCAGATGATATCGACAAACGGGAGGGAAGTGTGATATACGATGCCCTTGCTCCGGCTGCGTATTTTCTGGCAGATCAGTACTTTCAATTGGGAAATTTTGTAGATCTGGTGCTTCCGGATACAGCACTTGGTGAATATCTGGACCGTACAGTGTCAGCGTATGGAATTGCCAGGAAAACGGCAACAGCTGCAGTCAGAAAAATGATCACATCCGGAGCTGTTGAGATTGGGACACGTTGGGGGATAAGTAGCCTGGTTTATATAGTAAATAAAGCTTTAACAGAAACAGAATATGCAGTTATCTGTGAAACAAATGGAGCAATTGGAAACCAGTATTCCGGTGAGATGCAGGCATTATCTGCAGTATCTGGTATAACGGCAACACTGGGAGATATTATAACTGCCGGCACAGATGAGGAAAACGATGATGCAATGAGGGCAAGATTTTATGAAAAAGTACGTCTACCTGCAACATCAGGAAATGCGTATCACTATCAGCAATGGGCATTGGAAGTACCGGGAGTGGGAGCTGCAAAAGTAATACCATTGGGTGATGGTCCTGGAACAGTAACGATTTTAGTTGTAGATAGTGATAAAGCAGTGTCACCAACATTACCAGGGAAAGTTGCGGAATATATCGAAACAGTACGGCCAATCGGTGCAACCGTATCGGTACTTAGTCCGGACGTATTGGAAATTAATATTGCAGCAAATGTACAGCTGGATGGGAGTGAAAGCTTGGAAGAAGTAAAGCAGGTCTTTAAAACAGAACTTACGGACTTCTTGAAAAATTTAACATTTTCCGGCAAACGTGTAAGCTACGCAAAGATCGGTAACGTGTTACTGGACGTTCCTGGCGTAAGTGATTTTGATACGTTCACAATAAATGGTGTTATAGGAAATATAGCTGTGGGAGATCGTCAGGTTCCGGTTGTTGGAACTATTTCTCTAACGGAGGTGAGCTTAAGTGGAACTGATTAAGCTGCTCCCGGAATATTACGATGAGAATGTTACGATGCAGACATTGCAATCTATTTTATCTAAAGAAACAGACGATCTGGAAACAGGATTAAGCGATACGATATCTGAATGCTTTGCTTCAACGGCATCCGTGTTATTGTCCAGGTATGAAAATTTACTCGGTTTGACAATTGATGTTACAAAAGAAAATGATTACAGACGAGAAAGAATCTGTGCAAAGCTTGCTGGAACGGGAACCACAACGAAGGAAATGATCGAAAGTGTTTCAAAAAGTTATTCAAACGGCGAGGTGGAGGTAATAGAGGATAATGCAAATAGTCGATTTGTGATCCGATTTGTTGGTACGCTCGGTATTCCTGGAAACATGGCAGATTTAAAGCTTACCATTGAGGAAATCAAACCGGCGCATCTGGCAGTCGAATATGAATATATCTACAATACATGGTCTGATATCAGCGCATTGACCTGGCAGCAGGCGACTTCCTATACCTGGGAGAAAATAAGGACGGTGAGATTATGAAAGAGACTGCAAATTATAAACTGAAAAAGCCGGAAAAGAATGAATATATAAACATTGATGACCTTAATAGCAATATGGATATACTGGATCGGACTGTTAAATCTGTAGAAAATCAGAGTATTGCCATAAGCAGACGGCTAAGTAATGTTACATGGGTCACACTTACTGCAAGTGGCTGGACTGGCAATCAGGTACCATATGTTCAGACGATAGTAGTTGATGAAGTTACAGAAGATGATAACCTGCTTTTGGTGAGTGGTTTAGCTGATGGTGCGTCAAAAGAGGAACATGATGCATATGATAAGGCATTTGGGATCATCGCTTCCGGAACGGGAATTTCCAATGATGGCAGTATAACGTTTAAAGTCTACAAGAAGCCGATTACAGATATTGTAGTGGGATTGATGGGCATAGGAGCAGTTGTCAGTTCAGCTTACGGAGCGAGTGTGACAAACATGGTTTACAGCAGTGCTGCGCCACAGACCGGAGAAAACTGGGCGAGGATCATATCGGGACGCCTGGACGTAGACCCACAAGATGAAACGCCGGATACAACGTATTTGGCAAAATTTTAGGAGGCGAAGTATGGCCGAAGAAAGAGCATATTTGTATCGAAATGCAGGTACAAAAGCAAGTCCAGTATGGGAAAGATGGTATCCGCGAACAATGGTGGATGCCGTTGAGATGGGAGATGAGGATGGTACAACACTGGCAGAGTATTTGAAAAACATTGGAACGGGTTTTTCGGATATTTATGTAACACCAGAACAGTTTGGGGCAAAGGGAAATGGAATTGATGATGACAGTCCGGCTCTTTTAAAGGCACTGGAAACAGGCAGACCTGTGATGCTAAAACAGGATCTCTATTTGAAATCAAGGATCCTGGTCATAGACAAGAATGTTTTTTTAGATGGCTGCGGCTATACGCTTCATTGTGATGGAGGAGCATTGGATTTTAAGGATAACAGTGATTTTTTTGCTGTTTATGCCAGTACGCTTCCGGAAGGAAAAGACGGAGACTGCAGTATCATCAGTGAAACGAATACATTTTATGACACCTATCACAGAGGATATGTTTCTTATCATGGCAGAAAACCAATCCCACAGGAAGAAACATATACAGATTATACGGAGTCCAAATTCAATGAGTATCGTGCTGTTTTAAAAAATATCAAATTCCAGTGCCAGAATTTTAAAGGTCTGGTTGCGCTGAATTTAAGAAAGATGTGTCACAGCTGTATACAGAATGTATCAACTGTATGCACCGACACCGAAGGAACTGGATCCGTTGGAATTCTGGTGGACAGTTGCTGCTATTGTACGATCCGCGACTGCTATTCTTCCGGCTGGACAGATGATCTTTCCTGTGATGTGACCAATCGAGGATATGGGATCTGTGCAAATGGAAACAGTATTGTGATCGATGGCTGTGAGGCATGGAACTGTAAGCATACAGTTTCTGTAGCAGGAAATCGTTCTTACTGGTCTACAGATATTAAAGTCCAGAACTGTATATTTGGATTGGAATATAAAGAAGCAACACGAATCGATGGATCCCAGCGTTATCAACAGGTCATGGATAGTCATGCTGCTGGTCTGGGAGTAAATTTTGAAAATTGTACGATCCGTATCCTTGGTTCAAATGAGTCTGGAAGTCCGACCGCGTTTTTGATCTCGGCACCGGATGTACGGATTTCAAATTTACTGGTCCAGTGTGATGGTGGCGGATGCTGGTGCAATGCGTTTGGACTGGCAGAACGTGTATACCTTGATCAGGTACGCGGAAAAAATCTGGTCCTACAGCCAAATTCTGGATATGAAAATCTGAAAGAAGCTTATATATCCGGATGTGTGTTCAGGAGGGTACAAAATGCGTATAACCATCCGCTTAAGCTTTATATGACAGATACGATCGTTTTAGAACTGATCGATGGAGTACAGTGGCTGCGGGCAGATAACTGCAAACTTTATCATCAGCTTTCCTGGCCTTCCAAAGCATGTATAACCGTACTGGAGTCTGGTATTTTTACGAACTGTGTGATATATGGGCATGATGAAGAAACCATACCGCCTGCGCGTTCCATTATCCAGGCACCGGCCAACAGTATAAAAATGAAAGGCTGCATGATCTATATCCGAAATGGCAAATTTCGGATCTGTGACACAGAGCAGAGGGACGCAGTAGACTCTGATAACTGGATCGAGAATATATTTGGCTTTCATCTGGATACAGAAAATGCGATCCTGGATAAGAATGAACTTTTTTAAAAGGAGAGACCTATGGGATATAAAACACATAACTTTTTAGCAGGAGCAAAATTGTCTGCGCAGTCTTTAAATGAAATGGACGAGCAGATCAAAGAAAATACGGATGGTGTTGCTCTTTTTACTATGGAAACGATTGTAGAACAGATAAAGAAGCTGTCACTAACGACAGACGGTGAATATATTTATCTGTATTTTGACAGTACTCTTATCAATGAGGTTCCTGTTTCAGATGCATCTGCAATTATTCCATGTGAAGGAATGACGGTTACTCCGAATGATAGTACATTCAGTGTACAGGCAGGGGAAGCCAGCGTAACGATCCAGGTGCAGATTGCTCCAACAGATTGTAACCAGTCTGTCAGGTTCCGTTCATCCGATATTAATGTGGTGAATGTATCATCAACAGGGGTCGTTTCCGGAAAAGCACGGGGAAAAGCGGTTATTACTGTTATATGCGGAAAATATAAAAAGGAATTTCAGGTTACGGTATGGGAAAAATTTTTACCAGATTGGGTTGCAGGAGAATATGTCAATGCTCCGTACACAAATTCGGGGAAAACAGGCTTGTCAGTAGATATAAGCACTTCCGGAAAGCGAGCATTGTCATACCCATATACAGACCAGAAAGGGATCAAACTGACAGCAGGAGAAACGCTGACGGTATCCTGTGATGATACATATGAAGTCCAGAATTACTATGTGATCATTCCGGGGGATGCAGAACTTCAGTATACAACTGTTATGCACAACGGAAATCCGTGGGTGGTAGTAGATCCGGATGCAGGTGGATCCACCTCAACAGAAACTCCGTCTGATAAGGCAAATCTTTCCTATACAGCGGAAAAGAATTGCTATATCGCATTGATGATCCGCCGGAAAGCCAATAATGATGATTTTGACAGTGAAGAGTTAAGTGCTTTAAGCAGTCATGTTGTATGCAAAATAAATCCGTAGTAAATGATGAAAGAAGATGAAGATAAATGGGAAGAGTTTTAATGTCAGGCGGGCGAAGAACTGCCGGATCAGATGAGTGTACTGCAGCTAAAGGAGATATTTTAAAAGGAAAAACCGCAATTTCCAGTGACTCCGATGATGAGGTTGTGGAAGGAACACTGGAATTGACCGGGAATGCCACAAAAGATCATGTACTGGCTGATAAGACTTTTTACAGCACGGATGCAAAAATGAAAGAAACTGGAGGGATACAGTCAATGGCCGGAGGGAAAAAAACTCCGACCACATCAGAGCAGACAGTCAGTTGTGCCAAGAAGTATATGACTAGTGATATTGTAATTCCTGCGTTTTCTATGCCAAGTGCAAATGTTATCAAAAAAGGAACAACCGTAAAGATTTATGATAAGTCTGTTGTTGGAACATGGGAGGGATACCCTGCTGAAACTCTTGTATTTTGGGATTCGGGGAAAGGCGGAAATGTTGGAAAATTGGTTGGAACTGGATCATTAGGATTTGGAGATTTAGGACAGATATGGTCCGGAGTAGGTGATAGTAATTATCTTACAACTCCTTCTGCGGTTAATTTGCGGAAATACAATAAACTTACTGTAAGCATTAACAAGACCGCAGGTCGTGATTATGGAGGCGTTTCTATAGTTGCTTTGTATTCCAACGGAGGAAGCAGAACTCTAGCGACCTGGCGTACAGATTCAGCAAGCGGTCAATCATTTACTCTTGAGTATGATGCATCTTTAATGGCTAGTTTAAGATTAAAATTTAACTATGAAGGAACAGGACTGTGGTATTGGGCACTGCAAAATTCATAAGTGATAGACAGTTCCAAAGGGAGATTCTGTTTTTAATATTTAAAAGGAGGTTGAGAAATGATGATTGTTGTAGTTTTTGAAAAGAAACACAATGTACTGACAACGATATCATGCAAAGAACAGGCTAAAAGTACAATGTGCATGATTGATGAAAGAAGGTGGAAATAAAGATGAATAGGAGCACATGTATGAGTATTCAGGTTTGTGCAACTGGACTGGTTGCATATTTAAGTCAGAAATTAGGAGTTACTTTTTATCTTTTGGGTGTTCTGCTCTGCCTGATGGTGATTGATTACCTTTCAGGTATGGCAGCAAGCGCAGTGGAGGCTTTAGATCATCCAGATG